AGGGAGGAGGTACCGTCCCTATCCCCACCGCTAATCGGAGGAGGTGAAAGAACCTCCACCAATATTGTAACATTAACCTCGGCGATAATGCAACATGCTTTACAGGGGGTATGCCCAATTTTCCATTTTGTGCTATTGTAGCTTTGTTATACGGGGAGGGAGAGAAGTAATGGACAGGATGCCAGTAAAGTCCTCTGCGGTGACATCAAAAGGATATAACGCGCTGACGAAGGACATGGAGATTGAGTTTCCTGACGGAACAATAGGGTCGTTTACAAACGTGAGTCCCGACGACTCAAGCTGGTTCGACAAACAGCCCAGCGCAGGAAAGGCACTGTGGGAGTTCCGTCGGGGTGGATACACGTTCCAGAAGGGAGAGAAGTAATGGCAGGACATAACCTGTTTCTTCTCTCGCCAGCACTCTCCAATGCAAATGCGACACTGACGGCTCGTGCCTATCTCCGCTATCGTCCAGACGACGACGCCCCTGGAACGGAGACAGACATGGGCGTTGATACTCCCAATGCGTTCAGTTGTAACCCAGGGGCGTTCAATGCATCTGACTCCACGCTGAGAACAGCGATTACAGCGAGTATCGCGTCAAACTATAACGGACTCGCAATCGCGTCAGCGGATATGACCAGTGCTTTGGAGTCATTCTTCATATCGAAGGAGTGGCTGCTCATCAAACCATAAGAGGGTAAACTCGGTGACAACACAGAGCATTACCGAACAGACGAACTACTATAGGGATAATCCCCGTCAGGCCATCGAGGATTTGTTCGTTATCCTCCCCATTGATAGCTCTGTCGGGTTCATCCCTTTTCGTTTTACTCGGTCTCAGGAACGCTATTGGGCCAACCAGCGGCAGAAAATGGTCATCGCCAAGGCCAGACGGGTCAAGATGTCCGCTATCGTCGAGGCTGACTTTACCGCGAGAACCATCTTCAACCCGAATTACCACTCTCTGATGGTTGTGCAGAAGCCTATTGAGGAGACGCTGCCCCCGCACGTAAAGCGCGTGGAGGCGTTCATCCGCTCAACCCAGAAGAAACTCGGTGGATTCCCCGTATTGACGCGGGATACCACCCAGCATAAGGTCTTTGACTACGGTGAATCGGAACACGGCGCACGATTGGAAAGCTCTATTACCTTCGTCGGGTCTGGCTCCAAGGACGTTCTCCAAGGCGGTGGGTACGATTTCATCCACGCCACCGAAATCCCATCCTATGAGGAGGACGAGTACCAATCCCTGCTGAACGGACTTCAGGGTTCCAGATTGGCTACCGTCCGTTGGGAATCCCGCCCTGAGAGCATGAACGACCACTTCTACGACCTGTATCAAGCTGCGAAGAACAGAGAGTCCAGCGATATCCCCATGTTCGTTCCCTTCTACGAGGAGGAGGAATACTTCTGGCCTGAAGGCCCGCTCTGGGATAACGCCGACCCTATTCTTTCTAAGGACGGATTCCCCCTCGAAGCGGAAGAGCAGCTTCTCATGGATATCCACGGACTGAGTTGGGGGCAGGTTCGCTACTGGCGTAAGGCATTAGCCGACGCAAAGGGTAATAGGGACATCCGTGCTAGCCAACTTGCCTACGATGACGAGTCCTGCTGGCGTACCGCTGGCTCTCCCGTGGTTCCTGGCTACGTCATGGACTACCTCATGGGACAGGTCAGACAACCGTTACCAAAGGAAATGTACCCAGAGGGCAACGACTTGAACGGTATGCTCCGAATGTGGATACGCCCACAGGCTGATGAGACATACGCCATCTACGCAGACCCCGCCGAAGGCTATATCCAATCCCACGACACCGCCATAACCATACGTCGTGCAAGGGATTGGGCATACGTCGGGGAGATTCGCGGGAAGATTAGCCCAGAGGACACAGGAAGAATCATGGTGAAGATGGGCTACGCTTTGGGAACGACCCTCATCGGGTGGGAAAGAGAACCACGTAGCGCGGGTATACGCGCAATCGTCATTGACCAGTACCATTACCCCTACGTCTACAAGATGACGGAGAACAAGTGGGGGAACGCAGACCATATCGCGGGGCTTCGTATAGATGCTTCGACAAAAGATGGTATTATTGGCTCAATGGTTGACTTCATGGAAAGTGGGGAATACCACACCCCCAGCGACATCCTCGTGAAGCAGTGGTCACAGGTTCAGGAGGGGAATACCTACAAGAATGACAGGGAAAAGCATCAGTACAACACCGCAGTCCTCGATATGGTCATGGCTGATGCGGGATGCTTTCAGTTACGAGACCAAGCCAGGAGGCTATTAACACGTAATGCACCGCGAAAGAAGAGAGAATCGCTGGTGCCCGTGTATTTGAGGTAAGGAATGACGCAACGATACAGGGAGAATCCCATTGTAGAACGGTTCGGACGGGCGATTGAACTCTACTCAGGTAGAGCCGCAGCCATTAAGGAATCCTACGAAGCCTACTTTCAGTTCGATAAGCTCAGGCAACAGGGATTCGAGTCCGTCGCCACATCGGATATTCGCTCCACCGTGGACATCGGTGTCCATATTCTCGCCTCCCACATGCACCTCGACCGATTACCAAAGAGCATCCAAAGCCCCGCAGAACAACAGAAGCGCGACAAGGCAGAACGTGCCGTCCGTGGTTGGTGGAGGCAGGTGGATAACGGGCAGGGTGGCTATCTCAGGCAGGGACGCTCGTGGCATCAGAAGGAACTCGCCGCGTGGCTTATCCTCACAGGGTGGGGCGTTCAGTACACGGCGATGACTCCCTGCGAGGATGGAACACCGATGCCGATTGCCGACCTTCTCGACCCCACACGGTGTTTCCCATTCTGGGAGGGGCCGTACGGGGAGCTAAGCAGTCTGTACTACATCTTCTCCCTGAGCGGTACGGGCTTTAGGAACATGCTGCACTCGAAGGGCATAGCGGTTCCCGACGGTATCGACGACGATGCAGAGATATCCATCATGGATTACTGGGAAGAACGCCATAATAATGCCGATTCTAGCCAGCCTGACATCCTCAATACACTGAATTATGCGATAGGGGAGTACGGGCAGAACACCAACTCCTCGAATTTTAACTGGGTTAGCCTACGGAATACGCTGAATTTCTCTCCAAACTCCAGCGATATCGGGCAGGAGAACGGGTTTCACAAGTTGCCCTTTATCATTATTCGCCCTGATAGCTCACCCATCGCTTCCTCCTATCAGGCAACGCCACGGGATTTGCTGAAACTCACCGCTGGTGGAATGGTCGCTCCTATGAAAAAGGAATGGGAAGACCTGAACAAGTGGATGTCCACCCTGCGTGAAGAGATAAAACAGGTGATGCGGTTCAATGCCACGGTGCAGGTATCCTCCCCTGGGGCAAACGTCAACATGGAGAACGACGAGCTTGGGGAAATCAATCAGGTAGATAGCGATACCTCCATCTTCCGTCCCCTACCAAGGGGAGTGGAAGTCGCTGGTGCCGTTGATATGCAGGTCAGGGAAATCCAGAGGCGTATGCAGAAGCTCTCCATCATTGATGAGGTGGTCGGCATGACTGACCGAGCCTTGAGCGGTGTCGCAATGAAAGCCGTTCAGGAAGGTGGGAGGGTTCACCTCCAGCCGTACAGCAAGGGGATGGAGTTCCTCTACGCCGACAGCGGAAAGATTTTCCTCGATGATTATGTGCGGAGATATTCTGGCTCCGATAAGGGCAATATCCGCGTCCAAGGGAAAGACGTACGCTTCGGGTTCTTTGACGAGGACTTCACCGTCAAGGATGTCCCAGAGAGTACCTACATGGAATCAGAACTCCGATTAGCAATGCCCGAAGACGACATGATGAAGGCCAATATCTTCAGGGCACTGAATCCACAGGCGAGGCTATCCCTTCCTTACTTGCGTGAGAACGTCATGGGGATACAGGACTTAGGCTATGAAGCGGAGCAACTCGCCGCTGACAACATCGAACAGAATCCCATCAATATCAGCAGAGCCACAGCCATGCGGTTCTTTGACATGGCAGACGCAGACGAACAAAAGGGCGATATGGACTCTGCACAAATCAACGCCTTTGTCGGTATGCAGATACTGCAATCCATCGTTCCGCAACAGGGTCAGGGCAACGCCGAACGTGGTGGTCAGGGGCCACCCGCCGCTGGTGGGAACATGACTAACGCAGGTGGTGCTAACCCAGCGTTATCGCCAGAGAACATGACGACTGAACCGCCTGGTGTAGCCGCTCCTGCTGGTGGTGGTGCTATGGAACAGGCTATCCGTAACGCAGGAGGTATGTAATGGCGAACGGTGATAAGGAACTTATTAACGAGTACGACCGCGTTAGTCTTAAAATACCTGGCTGGAGTAACGATGCCTATGATTGGGCATACGGGTCAGAAGAAGAAAATAGTGCTTTCTATAGTGAAGTGTACGACACCATTGAAAGCATGTTGATGGGAGAACAAAGCGAGGTAGTCAGAAAGCTAGTAGATGCTGGTACGTTATCTCCTCAATCCCCACAGTTCCAAGTAATAGTTTCGGCCTTGGCTAATCACTGGTTTGAGGTTGTTCTTTCCAATCCCAAGATAAACTATGATGCTGACATTGATACGCTACGGATACTTTTGGAAGGGACACTCCCAAGGGTAGATGCCACTGGCAGTACATACAGTAAACAAACGCGTGGGAATTGGCTGACCACCAATAAAATAGCTGAAGGCCCGAACGAAGGGGTGGCCTACGGACAAGTTTTAAATAAAGACTTATTTGAAAACATCTACAACAGCGTTCAGCAAGTAAAGGATATTTGGGGTACAAACGCAGAAGCTGGATTTAATTTTACCATCGAGGCTTTGTTCGATAACAACAAGGCAATGAGCGCATGGATAAACGGGTTAGGATTAAGTCCTCGTAGTAAGGAATTGTTTACGGCTCTTGCCCCCGCCCTGAGGAGCAAATGGCTGGAGGACACCGCTCCCGACGGTGAACAGCCAGATATGGGGCTTTACGACTATCTAACTGGAGTCATAGAGCCGAAGATAGACGAAACCGCCAGAGCATCTGGGACGATTCCCTACCTTGATACCGATAGAACCAGTGGCGAGGTAGTCCGTTCATTGGTGGAGGAAAGGTTTGGACTCCCATACTTCCCCTCAAAGGCATACGACACACAGCTTAATGCGTTTATAGCAGAACATAAAAAGGCGGGTACAACCTCCAAGGTTAAAGTGAATACTTCTAAAGAAGAGATACGGAGAATCGAGCAGGAAATGGAGGCCCGCGGATTCCTTTTGGATGGGGAAGTTATTTCAAGGGATACGTTAGCACTTGAGGTCGGGGGTGGGGTGGTAGATGATGAAGATTTAGCGGATTATGATGCCTACCTAGAGAGAAAAGATATCCTTGAGGTAAAGATTGAAAATGACTCGCAGCTACAGGATGCGGTGATTTGGAATTGGACAGGGCGTGATGAGAATGGGAATTACATTGGCAAGTTTAAGACGGAGGACGAACTCGCCGCTGGGGAGACATGGGAGACTGAGCAAGACCTTCTCAAGACCCGACCTGGCAAGGATAAGCTCGTCGGTCAGTGGGGGGAGAAGAACTTTAACGTAGAGAATGGTCTGCGTGATTCTGGTGGGCTGTTAACTGATTTGGGTAAGAAATGGATGAAGAAAATACAGGACGAGTTCGACTTGCAATGGGAGGGTCGCGCAAGCGGGGTGACTGATTGGCGTGGCCTGATAACAGACATTGTGACCAGTGGCATTATCGAAGGACAATTTGCCAAAGAAGATGCGAAGGCTGCTCAGAAGCTAGCTGATGACGCTCAAGAGGCTGCCGATAAAGAATACGCACGGTTCGCTAGGCTAGATGCGCGAGGAATGGTCAATGAGATAGCAACTAATATGGGATTACTCACAGCGGATACTGACCCGCTAATGCTTAACAGGCTGTTTGGTACGTCTGAAGCGTCCATGAGTGCGATGAATCAGGTCAGGGACAGGGTGGCTACTGCCCCAGCAGGGACAGACTACAAGGAACTCGTGAAAGAAATCATTGAGAATATCGACTCGCCACAGATGCGACCAGACGCACCTCATGGTGTACCTGGGGCGGCTGCGGCGAATCAGGCACTCTATGCCGACTTAAATGTTATTCTTGCTATGGATGACGCTAACCCACAGAAACAGCTTAACTTAAAGCAATTTATAATCGACAAGAATTTGAACGTAGCCATCCCTGAGGATGGAAGCCCAATTAACGAAGCTGCTATCATCATGGCGATTACGGGACAACCAATGGATATACCTGGAATTATTAGTGGTAGGGAAGAGGATGTTGGCAGGAGTGCCGAGGAGGTGAGGGAAGGTGTGGCGGCAGCGGGGCCAGATATGGCAGCAACGAAGGCCAATGTAGATGCCATTGCCCAGAAATATGGCATAAACCCTGATGAGTATGAGGAAGGAACAATCCCTGAAATGGACGCTGCCCTTGCAGCATTTGATGAGGCTAGCAAACCGCTTCATCAGCAATGGAGGCGTGATGAGGAAGAACGTATACGGCAAGAATATGACCCGTCATATGACCCTGGTGGACAACGGCTGGCAGGCGTGCCTCCTCAAGATGAGGGGTACATACCTCCTGACCCAGGGGCCGAATCCTATGGCGGGGAAGGGCAGCTTACCAAGGAAGAGTGGATAGAGAAGTATTACCCAGGCAAGACAGAGGGCGTTGATTTATTCATCCCCGAAGGTCAGGAGGAGACATATACAGCACCAGGCGATTACGTTGATGCAGAGGGTAACCCTATAGATGCAAGGGCACCACACAGAGTTGATGAAGAAGTAGTCCCAGTACGCGAAATGGCACGGTTTACTACGAGAACTAGAGGTGGCGCGCGTGGATTCTAGGATAGAAGGATGGTGAGATAATGGCCCGTAAGTCTGGGGCACAAATAAATAAAGATATCCATGCTGCGAAATACACGTTTACTGACCCAACGGATGTTGGGCCAGCAAGGGATGTCCATACCCCTGGTACGCCGAAGCCGAGTGTTGTTAATTTAGCAATCGACAGGATGATAAAGGGGCATGGTGCGCCCGTTGATATGGGGCCAGAGCCAGCAGAGGGCTGGGCAAGTTTTTGGGATAGAAAACTTTTTCGGAAAGTGCAGGACGACCCATCTGCACGGATGATGCCAGGGAAGACAAAATATATAGCTCGTGAAGCCACGGATTTTGGAGGGACATTTACTGGGCACACGCCAGAGTATTTCTTTGAGCGACAGGGAGAATTGGTCGCATCTAAGACTGGTGTATTGGCATCAGACCTTGATAAGGATATCCGCGCAAGCCAGCAACGCATTAACGATATGGGGAAGAAGGGATTTGCGGTTGACCCGCTATCCGAAATTGCGGGCAGCCTTGGTATGTTCGCCTACAAAAAACTGAGTCGGCTTGATTGGAGTTCCCGATTAGGGCCAGACCCACAATCACTACGAGATGAGGGGTTCCCACAAATACCCTATTTTACTAGGGGTGAGGGGTTTCTTGTAGACCCAATCACGGCGAAGCGGGTTCGGGAGGCATTGAAAAACAGGGAAACCCACACACGCGACAATATTAGCGCAGGGTATAAGATACCTAATTTCATTCTGGAAGATATTTTAATGGCAGAGGTTGAGGCTGGAACGCCAGAGTCTGCGCTTTTCTTTGCTTATCCCCCTGCTGGGGTAGTTACTGCTGGTGGCAAAGGGGTTTTGCTAGCTGCGAATCGTGCAAAGAAAAACATAATGACCGCCACTGCGCGTGTTATTCCTAAAATAGGGGAGCGAGTACCTCAACCTGCACTAGATTATTACCAGAAAATGTTTCTTGCGACCACCGATACCGTAGAGGCTATTAACCGCGCACCCGTCGCACAGAGGATTAAATCCTATGTGGCAAAGCCAGGGAATTGGGCGACAAAAACCTTCACTGATAGGCTCACTGATATAAATAATCTTGGGAAACGTGCTTATATAGGCATGATGAAGGTCAATGCGGATACAAACGCTAGGATAAAGGCACTTGCTTCTACTGGGAATCAACTGCAAAAAGAACATGCACGGGCAGTTTCCCAATGGACGGCATCCATTGGGACTGCAACGAAGAAAGACCTTAGCAAAGCAGAGTCGAACATACGTCGCTTGGACAAGCTCCTCGTTAAGAACAATGCAGATATCGTTGCGGAAAGAGCAGGGATTATCACGCCTCAAGACATAGACCATATGAACATAGAGGCAATCGTTGCTGCCCTTCCTGGGAAGCAGAGGGCATGGGCGTATGAAGCAAAGGCATCCATAGACGAGTTCTATAAAATAACAAACTCCGTCAAAAGTGACGTAGACATAGCAGATTATGCCGATGCCATAGCGGTACTAAATCACCAGATAGAGATAGCAAAGGCTATACCAGACCGTTTAATAGGGAAAACTGGCCTAAAGGGCCTTGAAGCAATATGGCATCTGCGTAGTATGAAGGCTGATATGCGTACCTATTTAGGTGAGGCTAGATTCACGGCTGCGTCAAACGCCTCCAAAGTATTCTCCAACAAGTATCGTGAGCTATTAAACGATGATGTTGCCTTTGGCCTAGTAGACCCCGCAATGGCAATAACATTGAAAAAGCAATATAAAAACTATATCCCGATTAAATATGTAGAAGCGTTAAGGGGAGCAGTGAACGGTTCCTCTCAAGGGTTGCAGCTTTCTAATACATCACAACCGTTGAAGCGGCTGAGAGAGGTAGTTAATGAAGCGGATATGTTCTCTGCCCGTGAAATCTTCCCGCAAATGTTGGCAGAGCGTCGGGCTATGCAGTATCGGAACTATATAGCGCGGTCATTTATCAATAACATCAGGTTTGATAAACGATTCGTTAATGCCATTGAAGAAATCCCGCAAAGTACGCCAATAAAAGCAATCACGACAAAGCTCGATGGCATCGAAGGGGAACTCGTTGGCCTGTATCGGCAGCAAGAACAACTCGCTACATCTGAGTTGTCCCAAGCTGTAAAGGCAACACGGTCGCAGCGGCTTGCAGCTAAAATTGCGGCAAAGCAGGGCGAAAGAAATGACATGATTTACAGAGGCGTTACGCAGGATACGGAAGTAATCTTTAGTAGAGCCAAGCGTGGTGCTGGCCCCAACGAAGTTTCCTATTTCGATAACGGGCAACGCCGCGTATTCCGTGTTAGCAACGATGTACAGTCGATGATTGATGATATCCAGTACATGCCGAATATATTTGCGAAGGGAATGGGATGGTTTCAAGCCCCGTTCCGTACTTTGTACACAGCAGCTAACCCGTTCTTTGCTGCAACATATCTTGCTGTAGACTCCATAGCTGCGATGATGACTACTGGTGTCGGCCCTCGGCGTATCCTAAGAACGGTAGCAGAGAACCTACTTGATGCTTCCCGTAAGGGACTAGGGAAAGGGATGAGCGACAGGGCATTGCGCTATTTGGAGTCTGGCGGTGCTACGGCGGGGATAGTCGGTAAATCCGCAGACGATATTGTATCTACCTATACGAAAAGACCTGGGTTTATCGACGGGACAAGACGGTTAGCCCGTGGAACATTTGGGAAACCTCAAGGATTCTTGGAAGGGTTTTCGGGGGCACTGGAAAATGCTCCAAGAAGGGCCGTTTTTGAGATGGAACTTGAGGCAGGTGCAACGCTAAAGAACGCCGCTATGGCAGCGAAGCGTTCCACTATTGACTTTGACCGTGGCGGGTCGCTCATAGGCCATCTAAACCCGCTGTACCTATTCCTGAACGCTGGTGTTCAAGCATCTGTACTTCTTCCAAGGGCAGTCAGAAGGAATCCAAGACTCATGGCATGGAACACAGCGAAGTTCCAGGCTGTCACCACGGGCTTATTCTTTTGGAACACACTGCTTGGGCCGAAGCATTTTGGCACAGGGAATTACCAAGAGTTGCCAACGGATGAGCGGTATGGACATCTGACTATCATGCTCCCAGGGTCGGAGACAAATAAAAAAACAGGAGATGAAGGGCCACGGCGTATAGGTATACCGCTCCGTGAGTTTTCTATATTGTACGGCCCGATGACAATGCTCTTGGAGAACCTGCGCGGCATTGACCATGTATCCTACGATACGTTTATGTGGACTATGCTTGGGGAACTCAACCCTGCCACTTCAATCACTGGGGACGTATCGAGTCGTGGGCGAGTATTTGACTTTCCTGTCCCCACTGAAATCGCTGGTGCCGTCATTGATTGGGGGAAAAACCATGATTCGTTTCGTGATGCACCAATCGTCCCAGACCGATTTAAGGATAGGCGGGTGTCGGAGCAGTTCGATACTGAAACATCTGAGCTTGCCAAGAAACTTAGCCTTGGGTTGTTTTCGCCATTCAAGCTAGATTTTTTCCTCCAAAGGGGAATTTTGAGGGATATCATTCTAGGAGCGGGTCAGGTTTTAACCTTACATGAAGACCCCGATATCTCTGGCGTTGATAACCCCGACCTGAAAGCGGAAATATATAACTATGCTGACGAGCTTTCAACAAAGCTGGCGACAACGAACCCAGAGGATATTCAAAGGGAGCGCAACGATTTCTTGAGCCAACTACCACCAGAGCTTGTAAAGTTCAGAGGGGATATTGAAAACATAGCCGATAAAGACGGAGATATTCCTTTTGTTGATACCATGATAAATCGGTTCCTACGGACTCATGGTGGGCAAGTAGCTAGAACCTCAAGGTCAAAGGCACAACGAGAGGCTGGTCTTGACGAGAGGGAATCCAAGTTAGCATACGAAAGGATGTCGTCACATTGGAGAACCATTGAACAGAACCAAGCAATAATTGATATGCAAGCCCTCGCGCAATTCCCTGATACAGCGGATTATCGTTCCAAGCTCCCACCAGTAAAGGATAACCTAGAGGCCGAGAGAGGAATTAGTGTCGCCACATGGGTAGAACTAACCGCCGACAACAATAACTTCGGGCAGTTTATCAACATGATGCTAGGGCAAGAATATAAGGGAAGCCCTTTCTATCTCACCTTAGATGAGACTTTGGATGGCGAGGTATCTGATACATCTTACCAGGAATATTCAAAGCGTATCCTAGAGTTTTCTAGGGAATTAGGGGGCAGGGAACAGAGGGGTGAGTGGTTATACGCTGGATGGAAGGCAATACCGAGGAGGAAGTCTTCCGCTGGGGTCATTGATTGGGATGAGGTGTATATAAAGCAACAAGAATATTTATCAGGATTGACTCAGGAACAAAGAAATGACTTGGATGCCCAGATAACGCAACGGATGAGTACGGTAGAGCGTAAACAGTGGTTAGCAGACCAACTCCATGACCCGTATTTTAAGGTTGCACATAACTACATACAGTCTCATCGCGACGCGAGGGAAAAAATGTATCAAATACGCGAAGCAGAGCTTAGAAACGATTTTGTCCGCATTGATGAATTGGAGAGCAGTTCTGCTTGGAGAACATATAAAAAGGCTGTAAGGGACGAAAGGTTGAGGATGAGACGCAATAACCCTTACCTAGACGCATCGTTGCGGTTCTGGGGCGTTACTCATTCGCATGAGCCAGGCCGTGCAAACACGGAATTATTGAATATGACGTTAGATAATTATGTCGGATAGCAGGTTGACAACATAATATTCAGTATGGTTGTATTACCGTAGAAAAGACCCACTCGCACCAGCAACGCTGGGGAAGCAGGTGGGGGAACTTGAGGAAACATGGAAGACCAGACTATCGTGGACGGCGAAGCAGGTGGGGAAGCAGCACCAGTAGTTGGGGCAGCACCACAAGAGGCTACACCTACAGCCGCGCAGGTGTCCGAGTTACAGGAGCAGATAAAGGGTCTGATATCGAGTACGAGTCGTAGGGAAGGCGAACTCCGACAAGAGTTGAAGGAGATGAGGGACGTTAATGAACTCATCACCCAATTCGGGAGTGACTCAGAAGAAGTGCGGGATTACCGTGCGAAGCAGAAGGTACAGGGCGAGATAGAGAAAGCGAATAGCTCTGCTGCCTACTGGCAAATGCGGGCTGAACATCCCACAGTACCTGAGTCGGCGTACCAGGGGGCAACAACAGCCCTTGAGATGGAGAACGCCGCGCTGAAACACGAACTACGGAATAGGGCCGAGACACCTCCTGTTGCTCCAGTAGAATCACGGGAGCCTGTGGCACCCAACACTCTCACCTCTGGTGGGAGGGGCAGTGCATCACTAGCACTCGGAACAACAAAAGAAATTGAAGCGGCCTACATTGACAACCCGAATAACCCAGAGGTTAAGGCAGCATACCTTGCCGAAAGGAGAAGGGTTGGCAGGTAGGTACTGGAGGAATTAAATGGCTATCACAAATACGAGTGTACTTTCGGATACGATTCAAACGGTGATATCGGAAGCCCGATACACCGAACAAATCAAAGAAGTCATCAGTGGAGTCTGCTGGCGAATAACCAAGCCTCTCCACGACGGTTCTACCGTTAATCTCCCCTACTGGGGAACAGTGTCAGCGAACAACCTCTCCGAGGGCATCGACATGGTGAACCCACAGGCGATGGAAGACACAAACGTGCAGTTCACGCCTGGTGAGGTTGGCGCACAAATCGTGTTGACCGACAAGGTTGCACGAGACAACAACGAAGATGTTCTTCGGGCTGCTGGCAGAATCCTCGGCGAGGCAATGGTTGCCAAGCGTGAGCAGGATTTGGCTGGTCAGTTCACAGACGCAACCACCGACTTGGGTGGTGCTGGTTCAGCAGCGACACTAGGAATCATTGCTGCTGCACGGGCAACCCTCGCAGGTAACTCACTTGCCAACGGTGGCCCCGCACCAATGCCTTACGGCGTTATCCATCACCCGTACGTCCTTCTTGACCTTGTTGACGTACTAACACCGACACTTCCAGGGTCTAACTCCCATATCGCTGTCGGTTCTGGTATCGCAGAAGACACATTGGCGAACTACACCATCGGGCGTGTCTTTGGTATGCCCGTCATGGAGTCTGCCAACATTTCTATTGACAGCACACCCGACGCTATTGGCGTTGTTCTTTCTATGGGCACTGGCGGTGGATTGGTTCTCGCCACAGCAAACGAATGGGCGATTAACCCAGAGCGTGACGAGTCCCTACGAGCCACAGAACTAAACGT